CATTGCCTTCTGCAAAAAGCAATTTGTTTTCGTTTATAAACTCTGCAGGTTGAATTTTCATTGAGCGATAGTGCTTCCCGCCTACCTGCTCTTCTAATGAATTGTATGTTGTACCTTTAAATAAATCCTTCGATGTCATAACCTTGATCCTCCTTTTTTGCTGCCATGATGTATAAGTTTTGTTTTGTTCTTGTTACCCCCACATACCAAACTCTGTGTTCTTCATCTTGTTTGTCAGAACTTTTCTCAACTGCATCTCGTATTGTTTTTGTATTGTCTAGTATTAACAATACGTTGTCTGCTTCTCCACCTTTTGCAGAATGTATTGTAGATAGTTTTACTCTTGGGTCCTTTCTTAATTCTTCTCCATTACTTAACATTTCTGTTATGTATAAACACTCTTCATAATCAGATGTAAACTCATCATACCAGGGTATGTTTTTATCATAACCAAACTCTTCTAGGTTGTACATTCTTTCTTCTGATAATTCTTCATCAGTGCTAGTGTATTCAAATATATCTTTTACTTCTGCTAGAGATAAGTCATCACCCTTTTGCCAACGTATGTAATTTAGAATACTTCTAAACAAAGTTACCTTGTAACTCTTACGATCTTTGTATTCAAAATAAATACCGCGTTCTTTTAAAAAAGGTTTGAGTCTATTTAGTTTGTCATTGTATCTTGCAAGAACTAACCAACTACCTTCATTAATTGGTGCATCTTCAAGACTGTAAATATAATTTACCGTGCCTTGTTCTTGTCTTGCTTTCCAATTTTTTTGTACACGTCTATCTTCTGGAATTAGTTTTAATATCTTATCTGCAATATTTTGTACGTCTTGTGGAACCCTGTAAGATTGTGGCAAAATTATGTCTTTCTTTGAAATTTCTTGCTGAAATTTTTTTACATCTGCGCCTGCCCAGCCATAAATTGCTTGATCATCATCGCCTGCTAGTATAACATATTTGCTATTTTCCTTGATAATATTGAACATTTTCCACTGTATTGGTGACAGATCCTGAGCTTCATCAACGAATGCTACATCATATTTCGGACACAATCCTGACACAATAAATTTGTCAATCATGTCTGTAAAGTCTATAAGGCCGTAAGATTTTTTGTAATTTATTACTTCATCAGCTATGATTTTTAACAACCTCTTGTCCATGTCCCCTGAGTACATGTCCGTATTGTATTCTTCTTCTATCGTAATATTTTTTATTCTAGCTGAGTTTATCAGATTAAAATATTCACTGTCAGAATTAATAAAACCTGTAGTCTCTTCACCTCCAGAATAAACTGTAACCTCAATACCTAATTGTCTACCTATATCTTCGTAGTGTTCGTCCTGCATAACCTGAGCTTTCTTCATACCCAATTGATTGAAAGCAAGAGAGTGTAGGGTTCTAAAATGTTTGAGATCTTTTCTTTGAAAAGCTGTGTGATAGTCTAGCATTCTGTCGATAGCTTCGTTTGCAGCTTTGGTTGTAAATGCAAAGTATCCTATCTTATCAATAGGTGTTCCTAGTTTTAAAAATGTTTTGACATACTTCAATAGCTTTGTTGTTTTCCCCGTTCCCGGAGGCCCGAATAATTTTCTACTGATCATATTATATCTGTCTTGTGTTTTGTTTGTGTGTGATGGATAGGCACCTCTTCAAATGTTTTTATATTTATTTGTATAATATTTTTTGTTGATGAGTGATACTTGCCTGCTTCTTTTGACGGAAATCTTTTCTGTTCTAGAAACTCTATCTCACATTCTTGATACAGTACCTGCATCATACGTCCTGTTTTATCTTCGCTGTACTTCCAATTCTTTGCTTTTAGTTTGTCATAGAACTTATCAAACTTAAAGAATGCATACTCACCTTCTATCAACACTGCTCCTGTTTTAAATGCAGCATCGCTTGTAGCTTTTGGTCCATGTATCTTTGCATGTATAACATCATGTAATTTTTCTTTTGGTGATGTACCTACCGGTGGCTGTACAATCTTTTGTGTTTGATACAATGCATCCATCACAGCTTGCTCTTCATCATTCTTGATTAGTGGTGGTAAGAATCCTGCAGCTTTTGATATTGAGTTACGTCTCTTACGCTGATCATTTAGGTGTTCTACATTCTTACAATGCACTGTCGCTGTACCAATACCATCTGGTTTTGTTACATCAAATTCGTACTCAGGTTCTGGATCCAGATCTATCTTCTTTAAGTTTGTTAGCACAGGATAAGAACCTTTTGATCCTGCCAAGACTCCAAACTTTTTCTTAACACAAATACCTTTCTTACAATTCTCACTTAGTGGACTTTGTGTACAGGTATAACCTTTAGAACTTCTGTTCCATGATTTTACTTTTTGATTTAAAAACTTTTGATCCCACGCATTTGCATGTACGCCAGCAAAATATTTTACTGGTGCATTCATAACTTTCTGTTGCCAATTGTCAGGATACTTCATCTTAACCATGACATGATAGTTGTACATAAATCTATCTTTGCCATCAAACTGTTCATTCTTAGATAATTTAGATATTGCTGCTAGACATGGTGGACCATCTTTAAATTCTTCGTCGACACCCTCCATACTTTTGTGTTCAATCTCTTCTGTAATTCCTTTCAATCTTTCTTTGGTAACCAGGTTAGCACTGATTACTTTCATAAATTGTTCTAGTGTAAATGGTGTTCCATCTACGTTTAAAGCTTTACGCTCCTCTCCGAAGTATGGTAAATTTATAAATTGTCCTGGTCTTAATTGACCTGTCTCACTATCTTTTGTTAGCTGTGTTTGTTTTGGAAATATTTCTGTATCTTGTTTAAGTCCAAACAAAGATAATAAATTTGTAAGAAAAGATTTTACAGTTTTAGAATCTGTAAAATCATTTAAAAATAAAAATAAATGTAACCCACCACTCTTAGATTCTACTGGTAGTAAAGGTAATTCGTATTGTTGTATGATGTCTATGTAATCTTTTTTGTTGAAGTCGGCATAGTCTTTTGGATCTATGTCTATAACACCAAACCTAACTTCTGATTCTTCTGTACATGGCTGTATACCAATAGATAGTTTACCATCTAAGTGTTGTTGATAAATATCTTTAGTAAGTTCTTCGAAGTTCCATCTGTAGACAGGTTTCTTTTTTCCTGTCTCAGAATCTATCTTGGAATCCTGGTGATTAAAATCAGCCACACCGTAGGCATTCCTGTATCCGTTAAAATATTCTATGTATCTTTCCATAATAACTGTTATGTGGGCCGTCTACTCTCGCTTTCGGCCCACACTGTGCACATATCCCGAAGGAATTATATAATGCTAGCTTGGTCCTTTGGTTTCTCTTCACCATGTTTAGCTTTCACAGCACCTTTTGAGATACTGTCACTAAAACCTTTGGCTTGATCGTAAAGACCTTTGTCAGTTACTGGGCCAACTTTACTAACTTCCCAACCAAACCAAGTGCCTTTATCGTTTGACATTTGAGTAGTTTTTAGTTTGTAAATGTGGCTGAAAGATGCCGGTGTAAACATTCCGTTTGCACCCTTCATCTTAATACCAGACATCATTGAGTTCCACTTTCTACTAATTTTTAATTGAGTAGATTTCATAGAGATCAACGCTGTCGATGGACTATCCCCCGCTACTATAACAAAGTGCGATGCAGTCTTCTCAATATAATTACCATTTGGTAATCTATCTTTGTAGTTTGCATCAGGTTTTGTTTTGGACATGATATCAGAAGATGAATCATAGATTGCAACTGGTGCACCTAGACCTTCTCCTCTATCTTTCCATTCAATGTACTCCAACTTATAAAAGCATGGTATTACATTGATACCTTTCACTCCATCATAGAGTTCTCCAGAGACAGAATTGTAAATCATTCCTGGCTCTGCACCTTCGACATACTTACCATCACGTTTGTTAACTTCTGGTGAAAGTTGTCCAAGGATTTTTAGAAAAGGAAGGGCTAGATCTTCTTGACCTATTGCACCCAAACCTTTTGCTGCATCATCTTCAAACATATTTGCTGGAAGACCTGCAGACTTTTTCTCTGCTACTTGGTTCATGTTTATTTACTCCTTGTTACTTTTGTCCTGTTTCCTGCGAACACATTAAATAGATCAGAGGGCATCTCTTGTCCAGACTCAAGACGCTCTCTGACCAATGCTTTCAGAGTCATTGGTTCAACCTTAAGTTTCTGGACAGGTTCAAACCCTTGACCCTTTGCAAGGACAGCGTATTGCTGTGCCTTGTTATCTTCGTTACGACCAAAGGAAACTGTAATCTCATTTTTAATAAGATCACCCAGGCCGTTTTCTCGAAGCCATGTATAAGCTGCTTCCTTATTAGCTACTGTAATGGAAGCACCATAAACTGGTTTTACTTCAACTGAAGAACCATCTGCTAGTTTTAATGTAGAGATATTCATCTCTTGCATCATGGTAGGTATAACCTCACCAGAAACTAATTCGATATGTCGTTTCAGTTCTTTTAATTCTTTTTCTTTTTCTACCAGATCATCTTCTAGATTTTTAAGTTTGACAACTTGATCTGATAAAGATTTTGCATCGTTTACTGAATTAAGATCTTCTCTTTGATCTTCTTCAAAGTTTATAGATCCACTTCCAGTAAATACTTTTATTTTAACATCACTCATTTATTTCTCCTTTCTCATATAAATTAATTTTAATAGGATAGTATTTTCTCTCTTGTCTGTCCCATTTGAGTAAGTTGTATTTACCATTTGTAATATCAGATACGATAGAACATGCTACACCAATAATAGCAGGATCACCAGTTAATAACAAATAATCTTCAGCCTTAAAATCTTTTAAAAGTTTTCTAAGTTTAAAAATTAATGGTCCTGGTGAAAAAATAATCTGAGATAATTCTGGTAATAAAGTTTTGAGTTCACCATATTTTTGTGCACCCATAATATTTATTTTAGGCATACCTTTTGAAGAACCTGGTACTTCTTGAACTACATAAACTATTCTTTCTGACATCTTGACAAACAATATAGGATGTTCTATATACTTGTCAACTAGAAAGAAGAAAAAATTATGGATTATAAATTTAAGACAAAGCCATACGCACATCAAATTAAAGCGTTAGAACAATCCTGGAATAAAACTTACTACGCTTATTTCATGGAGATGGGTACTGGTAAATCTAAAGTATTAATAGACAACATATCAATCCTTTATGACCATGGTAAGATTAATGGTGTTCTAATTGTGGCACCAAAAGGTGTATATAAAAACTGGTATAGTTCTGAAATACCAACCCACTTACCTGACCACATAGAAAAAAATGTGGTGCTATGGCAAGCTAATATTACCAAACAACAACAAAAAAGTTTAAATACCTTGTTTGAAACGGGCACAGACTTACATGTTTTAATTATGAACGTAGAGTCTTTGTCTACTAAAAAAGGTGTAGACTTTGCTGCTAAATTTATCAACTCACATGAAACGTTAATGGCAATAGACGAGTCAACCACTATTAAAAACCCAGAAGCTAAACGTACAAAAAATATAGTGGAGCTTGGTAAAAATGCAAAGTACAAAAGAATACTTACAGGTTCTCCTGTAACAAAGTCACCGTTAGATTTATACAAACAATGCGAGTTCCTTGACCCTTGGCTCTTGGATCATACGTCTTGGTACACGTTTAGAACAAGATATGCAGTTATGAAAAATATGTCTTTTAATGGCAGAACTTTTCAAAAGGTTGTTGGCTACAAAAATTTAGGTGAACTATCAGAAAAACTAAAACCTTTCTCTAATCGTGTTCTAAAAGATGATTGTTTAGATTTACCGAAGAAAACATTTATGAAACGTATTGTACAACTAACACCAGACCAAAACAAAGTTTACACACAAATGAAAAAAGAGGCACTTGCAATATTAAATGGTAAGATGCTTACAACAGCAAATGCACTAACACAGTTGATGCGACTACAACAAATTACATGTGGTCACTTCAAAGCTGATGATGGCACAGTGCAACAATTAAAAAGCAATAGATTAGATGAGTTGGTTGATGTGTTATGTGAGATAGAAGGTAAAGCTGTTATCTGGGCTCATTGGCAAAGTGATGTACAACAAATCATAGATGCACTTGTAGACGAGTTTGGTCATGATTGTTATGTAGATTATTATGGTTTGACACCCTCAGATGAAAGACAGAAAAATATAAAACGTTTTCAAGAAGACGATAAGTGTAGATTCTTTGTTGGCACACCGCAAACAGGTGGATATGGTATTACACTGACTGCTGCCAGTAATATGATTTATTATTCTAATGGCTATGATCTTGAAAAAAGACAACAGTCAGAAGCTAGAATAGATCGTATAGGTCAGACAAAACCTATGACATACATTGATATTATCTGTGAAGATACAGTCGATGAAAGAATTGTAAAAGCTTTACGTAAGAAAGTTAATATTGCAAGTCAGGTTATGGGTGAAGAATTAAAAGCTTGGATCTAAAGAACTTTATCTATCAAACTAATTATAACAAAAGCTGCTGTACCAATCAGTAATCTTTCTATTCTAACTATCTGTGCTTTCATTTCTTTGATTTGATCAAAGGTTTGCTTTTGCATTATTCTGCAAAGTTTTTCATGGTCTTCTATTTTTTGTAATGCTGATTTTCTAGCCATGTTTACCTACAAAATAACAAATTGGTTCTAATATTTTTCTGTACACTCTACCTAGTAAATGCACCTTGCCTCTTGATTCTTGTCGAATGTCAATAGTTCTGTGCACCGCTATAT